CACCAATGCCTACTAAGAAAGACAATGGTGAAAAAGAAGATGATGTAGAAGAACCAGAAGATGACGGTAAAGATGTCAAAATCATTTCCAAAGATAAGAAAAAGAAAAACGGAAACGGTAATGGTAATGGTAAAACTGCAGAAATCTCTAAGATTGGAGAAGAGGTTTCCGAGTTTACTTCTTTAATAAATGAACTTATGGCTGTTGACGCAGTTGGTAGGAAGAAAAAAGAGAAAGACGGTTCAGAACCAGAAGAGAAAGGGGAAAACAATCCAGAAGGTGAAAAAGACTTTGTAGATGCACATGGTAAAAAAGACGTTGCAGTAGATGTTGATGACGCAATCAAACAAACTACTAAGACTGCACAAGATACTAAAAAAGGTAAACATGTAAAAGGTCAAACCGCAAAAGGTGATACGAATATTATACCTTCAACTAAAGCTCCAGTGAAAGGAGAAAAAGAAGTCAAGGACGGAGAAGGTAAAAAATCTGTCACTAAAGAGTCTACTCTTATGGACATGGCAATTGCAGCTATGAAAGGTAAAACTGTTCCAGAAATGGCGAAAATTGTTTCTTCAAAGAAAGAAAATAAAAATCCTTTTGATGCAAGAACTAAAGAAGCAAAAGCATTTTTAGAGAGAATGCACAAAAGAAAAAATGGTGGCAACGGTCAATACAAAGATAAAGACCCAAAAGACCTACCAATGATTAAAGGAGAAAAAGACAATGGCAAATAAACCAGTTGCACCCGCATGGTGCGAAAATGCAGTACCTACTGCAAACGGTTGGGAAGACCCAGATACAGGCGAACTATATTCAAGTGGTGGATTTACTACCGAAGAAATAGATTTATTTTATGGTAAAAAATCATCACCAAAAGGCGCCCAAGTATTAACAGAAGCACCAGTTGGAAACAAGTCTGTCGAAGCTATGACTAAACTAGAACTCGAAGCACTTGCAAGAACAAAAGGTGTTGAGTTAGATAGAAGAAAGTCAAAATCTAAACTTTTAAAGACAGTAAAAGACCTTTTTAGTTAGAATTGATATACATACTAGTATATCATGCAATTAACGAAAGACAATCTATTAGTCTATGCGGCTAAAAACTATTACAATCCAAAGTGTATTGATAGTGACGAGTTCCTTGAAGACCTAAAACGCTTTAAATATATCAAACGATTACTCAATCGTTATCGTGATACTGGTCAATTATCCGAAAGACTTATTTTAAATCATCTTGTTGTTATCTTTAATGTCTTTGATATTGAAGCGGGACTTAATATTCTCGAACTAAAACTAGAATTAGAATACTGGCCAGTCATCAAACCTTTTCTTATTTTTCTCAAAACAATAAAAAACGATGAATACACTAACATAGATATGGATAAAAATGTTGTCGAGAAACTTCGGGAGATATAAATACACACATGGGAATTCTAAAATCAGCCGCTGACCTAGTATACACAATTCGTTTCTTGAAATTGTTGACTACACCTTTTGAAAAAATGGGTGCGTATGAAATTGGTCTTATTGATAAGGATGGTAATATAGACAAAAAAAGAAAAGAAGAATTAAAACTTACTATGGACGGTAGAATGGATTTATCTACTCATTATACATCGTTCATTAGACTTGTACTTAATATTAAAAGATTACTTGCAAAAGCCCCAGGCGGTAAATCAGTTGTCGCAAGATATGGTGCGGCTTTATTTTTAATCAAAGAAAATGGTAATCTATCAAATAAAAATTTAAAAAAAATTCATGATGAAACTGGTATTGATATACTAGATGTTCTTGCAGAGGATACCCAATGGTTTATGTTAGATAACAAACAGTTATCGCCTGGCGTTTATCGAATGAAACATGATAGTATGACCACTGCATATCTAGATACATATAAAGATGACAAAATCAGAATTATTGAAGAGGAGTCAACTCCCGTAGGTGAAGTCTTGGGACTTGATATATATTCTGCGGTACATTTACCAACTAATAAAAGAATGTATATAACTACTGGAGATATTACCAAATGAGACTCCAATCTTTTGTAGAACAACAAGAACTCACCGAAGGAACTTTCTTGTTTGAACAACAAGTTAATCGTGAACTTGATGAATGTACTTATGCGGAATGGTGTACTATATTAGAAGAAACTAAAGACCCGTGGTGGATGTCTAAGGGTCAAAAGTTTCAACAAGACTATATTAAAAACAATCCTAAATCTGATACTGCAAGAGCAATAAAAAAGTTTCTTGCAACTAAAGATACTCCAACTAAATCAGATGATGATACTAAAACAAGTTCTAGTGATGCAGATGCACCAGACCCAAAAAGATACAATGAACCTTTGAGTAAACACCCAACCTTAAAGAAAGCAATGACCGCTGAAGTAAATAATTTAGTAAAAGATTTAGGTGTTGCACGAGACGAACTTGTAAATGCAATCAAAGAAAAAAGTGTTTTTCGTGCAGTAAAAGCTGTAGGATTAGGTGGTGGTAAAGTTGCACTGGACGGATTAAAAACTGTAGACTCCGCAGTCAATTTTGCAGCTGATAAAGTTGCAGCTACACAAATGGTACAAGGACTACAAAAAGGTACAATCAAGGTTGATGAGTTTCTTAATAAGTATCCTAAATTAAAAACTGTTGGGGGTGTTGCAATTGCGGGATTTTTAACTTATCAATGGTTGCAAATGTCTTTCTCAGGTAATTTAGATAGTGACTACGACTTATCAAACATACCCGAAGCGATTGCGGGTAATATAGGATTTACCGAAGTATTAGCAACTCCTGCTGGAATTAAAGGTTTAGGACTTCTTGCGGCTGGTATTGCAACGGGTGGTATGACTACTCTATGGGCGGGTGGTCGTAAAGGATTGATGATGGCAGCTGCATATACTGGTGCGAAAAAAGCAGGTAATAGTAAACTTGCAAATAATATATTTGGTAAGATGAGACAGTATATTGGTGGTGACGGTGGTAAAGCAGATGATAAAGATAGAGAACCAGATGAGACTGGAGTAAAAGAAGGTAGAAACTATAAGAAAGAATATGAAAATTATCACTCTAGACCAGAACAAAAGAAAAGAAGAGCGCAAAGAAACAATGCCAGAAATGCGATAAAGACTAAATATAAGAAATCGAAAGTGTTAGATGAAACAGATTTAGATGACATGGATGTACATCATAAAGACGGAGATACCGCTAATAATGATATAAGTAATCTCTCCGTCACAACTATAAGATATAATAGAAGAGAACCGAGATTAAGGGAAAGAAAATGAAAAAATGTTGTTGTGAAGACTTATTAATAACAGAGTCGGAATACCAAGGTAAAAAGGTAAAACTAAACGACCCTATTCGTACATCTGAAAACCCAAATAAAAAATTTAAAGTATATGTTAAAAATGAGAAGGGTAAAGTAGTTGTAGTAAGGTTCGGAGACCCAAACATGTCGATTAAAAGAGACGACCCCGAGAGAAGAAAATCTTTTCGTGCAAGACACAATTGTGATAATCCTGGCCCTAAATGGAAAGCAAGATACTGGTCATGTTATCAATGGCGTGGGTCTGCAAAAGTAGACAATTAGATTTGTATATATAAAACTGGTATGTTAAGTTTATTAGGTAGTTTATTAGGTTTCGGGGGTTCAATAATCCCAGGCATACTAGACAGTTTCAAAAAGAAACAAGACCAAAAGTTTGAACTCAAGAAAATGGAAGTTCAAGCAAGACTCTCCGCAGAATTAGGAAAACAAAATTTAGAATTATTTAAAGCACAAGCGGACGACAAAGAACACGAGAGATTAGTGCAACACGATATGGTGTTGCAACAAGGTACGGGATTTATAAGTGGATTAGCAAGGTCAGTCAGACCGATTATAACATATGCGTTCTTTCTTTTATTTGCAGTTATAGAAGGTACACTTCTGTATAGTGCATTACAAGTTGGAACGGATTTTCAGGAAGCGATTAATATATTATGGGATGAAGATACAAAGGCAATATTTGCAGCTATCATATCCTTTTGGTTTGGTTCTCGTGCGATAGATAAAAACCGTAGTCGATATACAAAATAACTATTGACAATACTCTTTCATTAGAGTATAATAGTCCACTTTAAATTTAACCATACGGGAGTTATCTTGGACTTAAATATAGACAAAAAACGAGACAAATTATTAGAAGAATACTCAGTAGGAATGTTAAAAGATTTCTACTTAACAGAATACGAAAAGTCCCCCCAAGAAGGTTTTGCAAGAGCTAGTCTTGCATGGTCAAAATATGATGGTAAAGTAGACAAAGAACT